AACTCTTCATCTTGATTCAGCCATTTCATAATTGCCTGAACTGTTGGCATACCATCCATCTTAGAAATACTTCTAACTGATTTGCCTTGAGTAATATGCTGACATATTTTATTTAATAAATCTTTTGTTTTCTTTACTGGTTTTTTCATTTTATTTACATAAACCTCACCAATTAATAGTGAAGTCCTTTATTTTCAGGGGAGGAAAAATAAATCTACATTCGTAGTTTTTCTAAATGTACCATCTTCTGGATTCCTTGTCTACACTCTCGGTATAATAAATGCGATTTTATTTGTATTATCTATATATAATTGGTATAAAAGTACATAATTTTAAATTAGCGAGGTTATATGCATAAATTAATTAACATAACCAATACCATTATTTTATTTATGATTGGTATTGTTTTCTTGCCGATATCATTATTTTACATGATGCATCATTATTATGAAATGAATTATATTAATGTAGGTTTAGGTTTTATGATGTTTATTGGTTCACTGATTTGTTTTTGTTCTTCACACATTACTTACGATAAAATCTATGAAGAATAAGACTCCAGTTAATCCTAATTACTATAAAGGTATTTTACCGAATGGTAATGAAATTGAATTGTTAGATTTTTTTAAGGCTTTTAATTTAAATCATAATCGATCATGCATGGTGAAATATATTACTCGTGCTGATTCAAAAGATAATGCCGTATTAGATATTTTAAAATGTATTAAATATGCAATTCATGAAATTAAATGTAAAGGTATTAATGTTGAACCATTAGAAAAGGCTTTAAGAGAGTATGACAAACCTTTTACAACACCACCCAATGATCCTGATTTAGATATTAACAATCAGTTATTTGTTAATAAAAAAATAGATGAATATAATCCTGACAATTAATTTAGACCCCAGTAATCACATAAACTATCTAAAGCTAAGATTAAAGCCGTCATTCCAGTCTTAGCTTTTACATTATATTCTTTTTCCCAAGTCGATAATGGATTGTTATATAAACACACATTATCAACAACACTACATAAACGATTGCCAATTGCTTTTCTTGCTTTATTTAATTCTATATATGCATCGCCTTGTAATGACCCCAGATTAACAGAATTATTATTTGTGAGTGTTGGATCATATTTAATAGTTAATTGCTTTTCTAGCCCACTCTTTCGCCAAAGTACATAATATTTAAATCCTGCATCGTATTGTGATTGATTAATTAAATGTTTTAAGAGGTAAGTATCGATTAGATTTTGATTTAAAACTCTGGCTCTACTAATTTTAGTTTCTAACACTTCAAATTCCAAGGGTGTATTTCTCATCTTTTCTTTAGTCGGTAACTCTTGATAGATTGGAGTTACTTTTGCATTCAGATGTTTATTATTTTTTCGCAATCTTTTTTTCATTAATGCTACCATCCTTATTAATATATCCATGTTTTTTTAAATCATTTATGGCTGAGTCATCTAAATCCATATTAAGTTTATATTTAAACAATCGACTTTCTCTAATTCGTTCCTCACTAATTACTTCTATTTTAGAATCAAATTGTAAATAAAAATCATCTTTTAAAAAGTTATTTGGATTATGAATAAATCCACCTTTAACATTATTAGTTTCACAATAGTTTTTTAAACACTGCAAAACTTGCTTTTTATTCTTAATTTTTTTATATTTTCTAAAGGCATTGATCTTGTTCCAATTGCCTTGTGGGTATTGTTTCCAAAACTCATTAAATTCATCGGTATATATATTATCTTTATTTTGTATATTCTTTTCTTTGTATAGGTGCTGATTTTCCGTATCCGGTTTTTCCGTATCCGGATTTTCAGGACATGGTGAAAGTCCTTGTTTTCTCTGCCTTTCAGGATATACAAAATATTCAGTGTAATTATATCTGCCTTTTACCTTTTCTTCATTTCTAACGATATAACCTGAATCAATTAATGCATTTATTATTTTGTAACATTTATCCCGACCAATATCATTATCCTGCGATAGATTTTTAACATTTACTTTCCAATCACTAGGTTTAGATAACAAGAAAATCAAAAGACCTCGTGCCTCTAATGTTAGATCAGTATTTTGTATGAGTGAATTTGGAATCGTTGTAAATTTATTATCAAACTTACCTTTTGTTATAAACTCAGTCATTGGTTCATCTTCCAAATATTTCTAATATGCATAGCCGTTAAAAAGAAACATAAAACATACATAGAATTGTGTTCGTTTACATAACTAAAAGACCACCAAAAAATTTGACTGAACAAACCAAAATATCCTGCATATTTCCATTGATCGCCATATAATTTAAGACTAATTATGGCTGAGATAACGGCAATAAATTCTATAATATCTTTGTAATCAAACACCACACATTCCTTCATCACAAATAGAGTCAAATCCATCAAACATATCTTCTTGTTTTTCAGCAATCTCTGTAATTTTTTCTAATGGCTCACAACTAGAGTGTAAAAAATATTTATTTTGATATTCTTTAGGAACATTTTTTTTATATGTATCTGTATTTCTTATTGTTTTGTCTATTTCTATTGCTTTAGCAAATGATTGTGGATCATTTTTTTTCATGTGTAGCCATGCAGAAGTTTTATTAAATGGACAAAAATAACAAGCTGATCTAGTAGGTGTTGGATAATTATTATTTTTCATCCACATAATACAATCTTGTCTTGACATACCAAAGTCGTTAATAAGAGGATATTGATTTTCTATGTAACGAAGTTTATTCATTCTAACTCTTCGCATTTCATCAGTTGATATACCAAGTAATTGTTCTACCTTTACTAAATTTAGATTGACTCTTTCACCTTTTTTATATCCTAAAAGTTGTCTAATTTTTTTTTCTATTGGTCTAATTTTATAATTACTAGTGCATTGTCTTTTCATCATTCCTTTATCATTATTTTTTAAATTTTTATAAAAAAAAGGAATTGTATAATCTAAATATTTACCTTCACTTGCATCGATTAAATCTTGTTCTAAGTTTCTCCAAGTCACTATATGCACTGGATAATTTACAGTTTCTTTTATAAACTTTAACCACTCATAAACTTTGGGTGGTTCTGCTTGAGTATCAGCAAAGATAGCACAATCAACCATAGGTATTTCACCCTTGTGAATCATTAATGCTAATGTACTTGATTGTACTCCTGCACCCAGTGATAAAACTCTTAATTTATGCATATTGTTTCTCGATTAAATATCTCCAAAATGTTTCTGGTTGTTGTAAATCTGTTTGTGACATGGCTGAAACAGTTCCATTACCAAAATCTTTATCAAAACAATGTTCCAAAAACTTCTGCCGACTTGTCACTCCAATAATTTTAAGTTTCATTTTACAATCTGTTTCAGCGACAAGAATTGCAAAGTCAGCTATAAATCTTTCTTTACTTTTAAAAATTAAATGTCCATGATTATGATAAGTTGTTTTAACTTCGATAGATTTATCTTCAAACCACAAATCAACACCATCGTCATATCCACAACAGTCTGGCTTTTCTAAATTAAAACATAAAGCAACCGCATACTCACCTAATACACCTAGTAATTCAATGTCTGCATTTGTCCTAGTTTTGTCCACTTGTTGGTTGGTTAAATTCCAGTTTTTGGCAGTAATTAGTCTGCCTCTAGCTATCTTTTTGGCATCAAAAAAATCTTGTTTTGATAATTTAATATTCATCTTTCGTTACATCTTTTTTAGCAAGTGAAATGAAAACTCTTCGATGATCTGCTATTAAGGCTTGTAAAACTGATCCATAAGTTAAGTTAACTGATTTTTCTGGTAAATAGGCATCAACAATATCAGCTAAATCCATTCCTTGTTTTATACAATCGGTAAAAAAATCTAGTACTTCTAAGGCAATTAATTTATGAATATAAGGTGTTATCATAATTCTTGCCTCATCTTTACAAATCGTTGTAACCAAGTTTGACTGACTCCAGACCATATGCAAATCTGTTTGCAATCTTCTGAAAAAAACCAATCATAATCATCTT